TACAACTTTAAATCCAAAACTTATACTTCTGGTGTATCCGGAATAAACATAAGTTTGGTCTGCTCTACCAATGTATCGTGTTGGTGTGTATTCGGCTGATGAATTGTCCGTGATGTCATCTAAATATGCTGGAAATTGAATTATTCTACCGGTGTTGACATCTTTTATTCTAAACTTTATAAAGTCTTCTGGTAATTTTTCCTGTATATCTATTAAAGTATTGTTAATCATAGAATCACTATCTTTATCATTTCTCATATTGTAAGAAACTTTTATAGTTTTATTTTGAATTCTATCTGTATCTGGCCCTGTTGATTGATTTAGTCCCACAATATTTGGACTTGCTTTTAAATAAGTTAAACTTTGATTTACTTGTTGGTTTATTGGTTCTTTTTCGTGTTCACCAAAAAGTTTTTTATTTTGAATATGATTATCAGTTCCTCCTGGAACCACTAAATTTTTTGCTAATGCAGTTGGGTCATATACTCTTGTATCGTCTTGTGCGTTTAGTAAATGTAATCCAAATTGTTTTGCAACAAATAACGCTGTTTTTTCTACACCAACATCTTTAACTGCTTGTGTGGCTTGTACTCTTCCCTTTACTTCTGGTGGTAATGTTATTCCGGTTTCTCCTTGAAAAGTTGAGTTTATTTCTCCTAGTGAAGTATCACGACCAGTGTTATCTCCTTGATTGGTTTTGAAAGTTCCGTTAGATGTACTAGTTCCACCGACTTTTGAATAATCAAATCTAAAATTACTTAGTTCTGATTGTCGTGTAACCATAGGTGAGTTTTCTTTTGATACTTTGTCAAAAGTTGTAATGTCTGAAAGTCTTGTATCTATGTCTTTTATACCAGCCATTTATTAACTCCCCTTTGGCCCAATAGGCCCCTTTGGTGTAGACATAAGTTCTGATGAAAATACTGGGAAATTCAACTTGGATGCTATGTCTTGTTTTCTCATTTGTTCTTCTGATTTACCCATAAATCTTTGACCTAAACTATGTAACATTGGTAGAAAACTTAAAGCGGTTATGATAGCTCCTAAATAAGGAATAAATCTTGCACCACCACCTAACATTCTCATAGCAGGTGTAGTCATCATTGTTGCTCTTGCTTCTCTCGCCTTTTTTAAACTTCCAAATGGTCTACCTGGCCCTGAACCTGCAATTTTAAAACCACCACTTGGGGTGGGGTTAATTTTTAAGGCCTTTTGTCTTTTAGTTAATTGAGTTGAAAACATACCACTCACACCTTGAGCCATTCTACCAACTTGTACACCGGCCATTATCGCCATAATCGCTGTTAAGTCTCTAACGGCATCTGTATTATCTTTTGTGTC